ATTTTGTAAACGGATTCTTTGTTAGAAATGATGAACAGTTACTAATTGTAAGTAAGTATTACAATCGCCCATCAGCAAAGATTGGATTCAATATTGTTGAATCTATTGTTTCAGCAGAAGAAGATAATTCTTTATATGATAATGCGAAAGGTTACTCAAACTTCTCATCACCTGGGGCAAATAGATTAAAAGTTGCACTAAGTTTACAGAAGTATGATTATAATGAGGTTACTGATAAAAACTTCATTCAACTTTTAAAAATTAAGTCTGGTGTAGTAGAAAAGAAAATCAAGAAAGTTGATTACACTTTACTTGAAGACACTTTAGCGCGTAGAACTTATGATGAGTCTGGCGATTATGTAGTACAAGATTTCCCAATTGATATTAGAGAATACTATCAGAGAAATGGAAATCTTGGATTCTACAATTTAGACAGATCATCTAACACAGTTAATGGTATTTCCCCAGCAGAAGCAGCAAGAAAGATGGTCGCTTCTATTGGTCCTGGAAAGGCGTATGTAAGGGGTTACGAGATAGTTAATAAGGAAACCAAGTATCTTGAGGTAGAGAAGGCGAGAGACACCTTAGAGAGGGATAATAACACCATTAAGGGAAGAGGATTATCAGACTTTAAGATTACTAATGTTTATGGATCCGTTCCTCTTAATGCTGATGGATCTGAATTGACAGCATATCCAAATGTTTATCTGTATTCAACTTTTAATGATGGAAGTATTGGTTTAAATGGAACAGAAGATAGTACTTATTATAAGCAAACAATCAACAGAAGAGGTCAGGAGTATTCATTCTCATCCGATGGGGTAACATTTAATAATGAAGATATTGGTATCAAAACAATATACATTGAAGGCAGAGATACTACTTTCACATTTACTGATATCAATGAAACAACATTTTCTGCAACTGATGGATCTGGAATTGGTCTTCTTTGGTTTAAGAAAACTGCAGATGAGGTAGACTCTGTTAGATCTCTATCTTGGTCTCTTGTAAAAAGACCAGAAATTGACGGAACAGGTTTAGCAGATTACTTAGAACTAACAGTCTATGGAAGAAAGGATCACTTAGATCTCTACTTTAAAGAATTTAATGATACTGATTCAAGCAAAGAAACTAAACTTTTTAGAACAAAGAATGAAGCTTTAAGTTCTACGGGTCAAGAGTTTGGTGTAGTTAAAGATTATAATGAGATTATAACTCCTTTGATTGGTATTGCAAAACCAAAGAACTTCTATTTTAAAGATCTTCCAACTGGATTCAATCCAAATGTGGATAAAGTTCTATCAAAAGGAACTAATTTTTATGATGCTACATTCTCCCTTAGTTACTTCAATCCAATTTTCTTTACCAAATTAACTTTGGATAGTCCAGTAGCACAAAATACTTTTGCTGCAGGAAAATACATTGTTGGTTCAAAGAGTGGAGCATATGGTGTAGTTGAAGGAACTGCAAGTGGACAATACTCAACTGGAAGTCAATTGTTCGTAAAGACTCTGTATGGCAATTTTATTCCAGGCGAAACTATCTCAGATGAAGATAATAATGTAAGAAGAATTGCAGTTGAAAATACTATTTCTCACTTTATTGTTACAAGAAGAGGAACAGGATACAACGCTTCAACGACTAATATTGAAGTGGATGGCGTAAAGTATGATTCTTCTATTGTTTCCATAGGATTAAATTTAACTGGCACTCTTTACAGGGTTGATGTAAGCAATAGAAATGCTTTCTTACAGACATATTCAGCACCACCAATTGTTAAAGCGGTAGTTTCTGGTGGAGGAGCAACTCCAAGTCCAGAGGCAATTATTGTTCCAGTTCTTTTCAAAGATACTGTTTTAAACTATTCATCAGAAAATGTTAAGTCATTCTATTCTGTATTTGGATCTGGCGGAGAAAACAAATTTACTGCAGATACAGAATTAAGCAAAGAAGAGTACTCTTCAACAACTCAAGTAACCTCATATTCTTTCTCTGGAACAAAAGGTTATAAGTACATTGAATCCAATGGATTTGGAGATGATGCTTCTAATTATGTTAAGCAAGGAGATCTCATTCAATTTACAGATACTTCTGGTGTTGTAAATAGAGGAATTGTTCAATCAACAACAAGGTCACAAGGATCAAAGAAAACAAGAATTTATTTAGATTCAACTCTTCAGGAAAATGTAGTAAATGCTTCTATTGCAAGAGTAAGACCAAAGCAATCAAATACTACATTATCAACTTTAATTTTCCCAACAGGAAGCAGACAAGTAAGATCTCTAATCAAAGATACAGTTGATTCAAAGTTTAATTATTATTTCAGAAGAGATTTTGTTACTACTGGTTCTTCAAGTGGTGGAATACTTACTTTTGCTGCTCAGTTACCATTTGGAACGCAGAGATTTGTAAGTTATAGTTCAGAGAATTATATTATTACTGTTTTAAACAAAGGAAGTTCTAATGTTGTAGAAAATGGCGATATCATTTATGTTGATCCAAGTTATGTAAATATTGATACTTCTACTGACGCTACAAGTGGATTGACATCTGGAAGTATTACTATTTCTCTTCCAGATAATTTCTTTGGTGATTTAACAACAAACTTCCCAACCTTAAAACTAACAGCAACTCTGGAAGTTTCAAAGGCAAAACCAAGACTAAAAACTTCTATTACCAATAGAAGAATTGTTGTTACCGCTGGTGGCGACAGAATTGTTCCACTAAGAGGATATGACTATGATGCTGAAGATACCGAGATCTTTACATATTCAGATGCATATCGTTTAAGATATGTTTATGAGGGTGGTTCTAATCCCCCTGTTGTTGATTCTGATGGTGTTCTTATCAGTGGGACAGATGTTACAAATCGTTTTACATTTGACAATGGACAAAGAGATACATTCTATGATGTTTCAAGAATTGTTTTAAAACCAGGATTTGATGCTCCAACTGGTCAACTTGTTGTTGGATTTGATTATTTTGAGCATTCGCAGGGAGATTTCTGTACTGTAGATTCATATCTACATGAAGCTGGCGTTGGTGAAGATGATATTCCATATTTCAATTCATCTGTTTATGGAAATGTTTCTCTCAAGAGCGTAATTGACTTCAGACCAAAAGTAGATTCTAATGCAGTTATTAGTGGATTCCAAGACAAGTCTCTATTAACTCAAAGCGACTTTAATAGTTTCACTGGTCCTGGCGGAGTCCCAACAAGCACACCTGCTGTAGATAATAACTTAGAATATACAATTTCATTCAGTGAGACTCAGTATCTTGATAGAATTGATGGTATCTTCTTAACTAAGAAAGGAGACTTCATTCTAAAAGAAGGCAACTCATCACTAAATCCAGCAAAACCAGAAACTATTGATGATAGTATTCCTTTATATTATGTTTATGTTCCATCCTTTACTACTTCGTATAGAGATGTAAAGATAATCTCTGTTGACAACAAGCGTTATACAATGAGAGACATTGGTAAGCTTGAGAAGAGAATTGAACGCCTTGAGCACTACACAACCCTAAGCATTCTTGAGCAACAAGCATTAAACATGCAAATCAAGGATGATATTGGTTTTGATAGATTTAAGAGTGGATTTATCGTAGACAATTTTGAGACTCATAAAGTTGGAAACTTAAAGTCAATTGATTATAGATGTTCTATTGATACACAGCAATCTGTCTTAAGACCACAAGTTAAAGAAGATTCTCTCAACCTGGAAGAAATCTTCACCAATGAAAATGAAAGATCTTTATATGGATATGTTAACAATAATGGTATTGTAACACTGCCATATACAAATCTAACATTAACATCAAATCAGTTTGCTACAAAGACAATTAATCCAAATCCATTTGTTGTCATTCAGTATGCTGGTGATGGTCATTTAATTCCAGAAGTTGATCAGTGGTATGATGATTCGGTAACACCAATTTCAATAAATGATAATACTGGGTTATTCACAATCTTCTCTGCTAAGAATGATGTTTATGAGTCGTTCTCTTCTATCTACAATAGTTTTATAATCAATTGGGTTGGAACGAATAGAACATTCTATAATATTGCTCCATTAACTTCTATCAGTAGCGAAAACTCAGAATCTAATGTTGAAATGGCATTAGTAGCAAGTAGTTCAAATATCACCCCACAAAACCATGAGTTGGCGCAGGGAGTTGGTAAAACAACTATTGGTAATAAGTCTGTAATCAACTCTTTACAACTATTTGCAAGAAGTCAAGAGGTCAGATTTGTAATCAGAAGAATGAAACCAGAGACACAAATATTTGTGTTTATGGAAGGAAAGAATATTGGAAGATGGGTCAATCCAGATGAAAGATTTACGGGAATTGCAAGTAATTCACCAACCTCATTTGGATCAACTATCACAACAGATGAAAATGGTAATGCAAGTGGAATTATTATTATTCCTGCTGGCGTTCCTCCTATTGAAGGAACAGCATGGACTAATGATATAGAAACTGTTGCATATGATACTACAGCAGATGAGTTAAGATTCCCAGCAGGAATTAAGACCATTAGATTTACATCAAGTTCTACAAATGAAGATAAGAGTGTTGTTGAAACTTACTCTGAAGTTAAATATTATGCAATTGGAATTCTACCAGAAAATCCAAAGTCTATTATCTCAACAAGACCTTCTTACTTTAAAGCAAATGAAGGTGTTCAATTGGTAGATAGTAATACTGATGTTGAAATTAAACCAAATCCACTAGCTCAAACATTTAAAATAGAAAACTATCAAGGTGGTGTATTTGCTACTGGTGTTGATCTCTTCTTCAACAAGAAGAGTGCCAACATTCCTGTAAGAGTTTACTTAACTAATGTTGACTTAGGAAAACCATCAAAGAATATTGTTCCTGGAACAGAATGTGTTTTAAATCCAGAAACAAAACTGAAAGTTTATGCAAGTGGAAACCTTGCAGTTAAGGTTGGCGAACTTGTAGTAGGATCTAAGTCTGGCGCATCTGGACCTATCCTTAAAGTTCTGGATAAGAATGATATTCAGATTAATCCTTTACTTAATGGTCGTATTAACCTCAATAACGAGCAAGTTTATACATTTGTATTGTCAAATCATAATGGTATATCTTTCCTCCAAAATGAGGGTTTGAATTCGGACTTCTTGACATCATACAACAATCAAAATGCTACTAACCTCACATTAACAATTGCAAAAGATTCAGGAAAAATTTCAAAACTAATAATTGAATCTACTGGAAGTAATTACGAAACCGCTGTTCTAACTATTGAAAGTCCACAACTTCCAGGCGGTAGTACATCTACTGCTGTATGTAAAGTTTCTGGTGGTAAAATCTACGATACAACTTTAACACTTGCTGGTAGTGGGTATACAGAAAATCCTTCCATTGTTGTCAGAGGAACTGGAAGCGGAGCATCTGGTGCTGTAATTAAATCTCAGATTGAGATTACAGATCCAGCAGTTATCATGGGTGTTGCTGTTGATGACTTTGATTCTTTTGGTCTTGTTAATTCTGTAATTCCAACAAGATTTAACTTTGAATATCCAGTATACCTACAGAATAATACCGACTATGCTCTTGTAATTGAAACTGATTCAACAGATTATCAAATGTGGTCATCTAAGTTAGGAGAATCAGATATTTCAACAAGCATTACTGTAACCACACAACCAGGACTGGGATCCCTATACAAATCACAAAATGTAGATAATTGGACAGAAGATTTATTTGAAGATGTTAAGTTTACATTGTATAGGGCAGAGTTTGATACAAGTAGAACTGCACAACTGTTCTTGAAGAATTCTTCTCTTGGATATGAAAGACTTCAAGCAGATCCAATTGAAACATCTGCAAGGTCAAATTCAACCGCAACATCAATGTTGTTTAAGAATAATAACTCAGTTGTTAAGGTTTCGCATAGAGATCACGGATTTGAAGACTCTGGAAAATCATATGTATTTTTCAATAACGCTAATGATGTTGGTGGAATTACAGATGCAACTTTAAATGGAACTCTGTTTGAAGTAATGAATTCTGGTATTGATTCATACAACATTAAAATTCCTTACAGAGCTGGAAGTAGCGTTCTTGGTGGTGGATCTTCTGTGATAGCATCTTACAATAGAAAGTATGAAAAGCTCTATGCCCAAGTAAATTATATTCAGTCAGAAGGAACTTTTATTAATTCATTTGTCAAAACAACTAACATTATACCAGTTGATTCAAACACATTGAATTATTCAACATATTCTTCTGCAAATTACGAAAAAACTTTCTTAAATGAAGAGCAGTACTTTACTAATCAAAAAGTAGTTACTTCTGATATCAATAGCACAATTAATAATATTGATAATTCATTATCATATAGAATTGATCTATCGTCAAATGTTTCATATCTATCACCAGTAATTGATGTAAGATCTTCTTCGGTCAAGTTGTCTTCCAATAGAGTAGAGAACTCTACTGGAAAAGAAGATCGCTTTGGAAAGAGATATCAAAAACTGAAGTTCTTCCCAGTATATTCATTCTCAATTACTGGAAATACAATTGGAGGAAGTGTTTATGATGTTGATTTAAATCAATCTGTAGAAGGAATTACATCAAAGGCAAAAGGAGAAGTTATTAAGTACAATAGCAATACTGTTTGGGTTAGATTGACAAGCATTAACGCATTTGAAGCAAATGAAGAACTATTCTTCTCATCACAATCACAAAGTGGTGGAGACTTCTATAATCCAAAATATACTGGAGGAATTGATAACAATGTAGAAATTGCAATTAGTAATTTGGGTACTAATGAAGTTATTCAATCTTTTGAAGTTGGATCAACTATTGTTGCTATTAATCCAAGTGATACTACTGTGAAGTACGATAATAGAATATCTGGAAAAGTTATTTACTGGGATTCTCAGATTGGAGAACTTATTGTGGAAAACGATAAAAATCCAATTAACAATGACTTTAGTGCTGAGATCAAAGTAGGTAGTGACTATTCAAGGAAAACAACGGTTGGTGATCAAAACAGTGATATCTTTAGAGTTAATGATGTTATCTTCAAAGATAATTTAGATGCAGCAGATTCACAGTTTATTAAAGTTGCTTCAATGGAATTTGATAATGGCGTTGATTATGTAAGCGAAACCAGTTCTAAGAATACTTCAGCATTAGCAAAGTATGTCACAAAACAAATTTCTCTAAACAATGATGCTACTGGAATTGATGTTAGATTAACCGTTAATGTTAAAGACATAGAAAATGTAAAAGTTTTCTATAAAATCAAGAAGTCTTCTTCACAAGAAAATTTTGAAGACATTAATTGGGAAGCATTCAATCAAGATGGAAATCCAGATGTTGAAGAAATTGCATCAGCAACAAATAATATTTCTGGAGATTTTGAAGATCAAAAGTCATATCAAGAATTGAAATATAGTGTCTCAAGTCTACCAAACTTTAGTTCGTTTGCAGTCAAAGTTATCATGAAGACATCTGATCCTGCATACAGTCCAAAGATTCAAGATATTAGAGCAGTCGCTTCATACTAATGAATAACTATTTGAAAGTAAAGGGTCATGAGAGATTGTATCGTGACCCTTCTACTGGTGCCATTATTAACACTGAAACTCCTAATAAACAATCATTTACCAACAAATTTAACGCTGTTGTAGATGACATAAATAACTTGAAGGATGAAGTCTTTGAAATAAAAAGCCTCTTGAAAGAACTGATCAGACATGCCGACTCAAATAATCGTACTTAAATCAGATACCTTTGAAATTCAAAGGCAGAAGATCAATTCTATTGGTCTGGATGTTTATCAGGTATTAACTGGTGCGGTTGCTCTTGAGAGTGTTAATATTGATGATGTATCTACTATTGATACGAGTCTTGTTGTAGATACATCAGGTGCTCAGTTTGTAGCAAATTCTTTTGTTGCTTCGGACTTTAGAACGACTAAATACTTAGTACAAGTACAAGAAACAGGATCTTCCAATTTCTATAGTACCGAAGTTTTTATTATGCATGATGGTTCCGAAGTCTACATGACTCAGTACGGAACG